AGATGGCCGTTACGGAGTCATCTTGGCCTATTCCATGTCCAGTGTCCGTGGCAGCGGTGTACCTCTTTCCAGCTTGGAACTTCTGGTAGATGCTGCATTCTACGTTGTTCTCTGTGCGGAAGACCTGGACAGGCTTCTTGGTGTCTTCCTTCATGTCCATCAGAATATCCCGGTCAAAGAAAGCTAGAGTCTTGGCTGGAGCGAAGGCTTCCTCTTCATTCTTGGGGAATTCCTTCTCGAAGGAGGCGAGGTCGTCGTATTCCGCCCTGGTGTCCTGATACCATTCCTCAGTTCTACCTGGACGTGCTTCCCATCCGTAGAACTTGGCAGAGTAGTGATTACTTGGAGCATTAAGGTAGATGGTCTGGAAAAGACTCCCCATGATAGCCGGGTTGATGGTGGAAGTCAGGATTAATTGGCCTAGATTGTCGTCCAGACCCGGCTTTATGGAGTTGTACGCTTCCTCCAGGTACTCATGGAAGTCGGCTTCATCAAGGATGCAGACGGTAGGGTCTAATCCCCTACCAGCGTCCTTGGTGGAAGGGAGAGCCATGATCTTCCCGTTGTTGACGAAGCTCATCTGCTCCATGTTGTTGGGGTAGTCCGTCCCTTGCCCCAGAGGTACTTGGAGTTCAGGAGGAAGTTCTTGGTAGATAGCCCTGGACTTGGCTAAGAACTCGTTGGAGTCCCGCTCTGACTTGGATATATCAAGAACCAAGGCTCTGGGGACGTACATACCGTTCCAGAGAGCGTAGGAAGACAGGATGGTAGTCATGCCGATCTTGCGTGACTTGGGACGGTTTATCAGCCGTTCATTCTCTAGGTCATAGACCATTTCCTCGACGTAGGGCCACATCTCTATGGGGACCATGCCTACACCAGAGACAGGGACCTTGACGAATGGCAGGAAATACCGAAAGCTCCTCTGAGCCATTGCGTATCTGGTGAGGAGCTTTTCCTTTTGTATGTCTTCTGCGTAGGTGGTCATAATTTTATGGCGGATAGAGCAGGATTTGAACCTACAAACCCTTTCGGGCTACCGATTAGCGGTCGGCTGGAGTCACCAATCTCCAAGTCTATCCTTAAATAGATTGGCTCTCACCTGGGGACCACGTTCTGTCCCAGTTGCGGTATCCATCCGCTGGACTGGTGTACTAGTGGGGGCGCTGGCTGTTCATCCACGCCCCGAATCCCCAGGAGGGAAACAACCTATCTTTGGCGGGAAGTAGAGGAATCGAACCCCTGAACCATCTCTGGCCTACAGTTTTCAAGACTGCTCCCTCGACCAACCGGACACTTCCCGTAATTATTTAGTCTTGGTCTTCCTCGGAGACGCTGGACGGGCCTTGGGAGTGGATTTGGCCCCAGTCCGGTGGGGATTTGGCTTTGTATATCCGACACCTTTAGGCATGATTCCTCCTTATTTCTTTGCTGTCTTACTTCCTTCGTCCTGTTTCTCCATTATAGACAGTAAACAGGCCGCTGTCCTGTATTCGGGGTTCTCAAGCAGCCCAGCGACTCCATTGAAGGCTTTTTCCACCTGTTCAACGTGGTCCTTTAGGCCCTTCTTTAGTTGCTCCCTTGAAAACTGCATCATGCTTCTCCTAATTGTTCTCTTTGCTTACGGGTGGCCCGTATCTCCCGGCAAGCCATCTCCAACGAATCAATGTCCTTATCGCTACAGTGTCTCTCGACGGCTCCCCACAGGTAAAACTCCCTCTTTTCCATGTAATCACGACGACTTTCCTCGGAGGGGAGGATTGAAGTGAACCATTCGGTGTGAATCTCAGTCAACTGGCACCTCCTCGTCCGCAATAGCCCTCTGATCCATCACCCATTTGATCTGAGCTATCATCTCCTCATCGTTGTGAACCCGTAGAAAGAGACCAATAAGCCTCACATGGCTGAAGGAGTCCAGGTCATCACAGCGTATTCCAGCTCTGACCAAGGCTCCTTGACCTTCCAGGGCCATGATATCGGTCATTAGAGGGGTCAACCCTTCCTCATACGCCAGAGAAGTGCGATTACTAGGCATATTATCACGAATCCACCAGCCAGATTCATGTCAAAGAGGATTCTGGTTATGTCAAAGTGAATAATTACCATTTGGTGGCATTATACAGCAAAAGCCTCTCTGAGTAGCAAGGGGAGGTACTACTCAGAGGGGTGGTGGGGGATGGAGGCCCTCATTCCGCCTCCAGTTTCTCAGCGAACCAGTCCATTCCTCTTAACGTGGAGTCGGCAGTCAGTATCCAAAGGGAACTTACAGCACGAGGCGTAAACCCTACACCTCCAACCATGCCCGTGCCCGTGAGAGCACCAGTGCACCTTTCTCGGCGACGTCCCATTGTGCTCGGGTTCCTTGTAGACGATTAAGTACCTTGTTGCGGATATTACTTTAGGTACCACAGAAAGGGACTCCTAGAATTATTTGAGATTTTCGCTGAGGGCCTACCTACCCTCTTATATACGGGTCCCCCCACCTTCCTGACTACCCCTTGATTAAATCACAGACTGCCTTACTGATTAAGGATTAGATGGTAGCAACTCGTCGCTACTACTCTATGACTTCGCTTGTTCCATCCACAACACCAACATCCAAGGCATCAAGACGTTGTAGTCTCTCCTCTAATTCCTCTAAACTTAGGCCAGGCTTCAACGTATGGGTAACACTGACGTCCATCTTATCCACTAATAGACCAGTTGCCTTACCAATTGTTGTTAGTGATCCGTTAGCAGCGCTCCATTGGCGGTCCTCCCTGGCGCCAGCCATGTTGGTCTCTGCCTCATTGACCAATCTTTCTAAGTCCCAGACTCGCTTTTCCACGAACTTAGCAGTAGAAGCCTCCCTAAGCTCTGCTACTCTCAGGGACACATCAGGGACAGCAGCTAGTCTCGAAGCCTCTTCATTTAGAGTAGCTGTCTTCATTCCGGAGGCATCATGAGATCGGCGGTAAGCCTCAGACTGTGTGAGTCCTCCAGCTAGACCTTGACAGAATATCTCACGTTTAGACGTCAACATGCTACCTATTATACACCTAGGTTGAGGTATCACTAGAATGAATACTAGATGTAACATTAGTATTCTGTTTTGGTAAGGTAAACTAGTACTTTTGGGGGATATGCACAGGTGAAAATAAAGAGTAATTTGTTAGTAGACCTTAATAACTTGTTCGACAGGAGAATAAAACAATGTCAAACGGATTCATGCCATACAACGGACCTTCAGAGATTGACGGCAAACCTATCAAGGGAATCATCACGGGAACCAACAATCCTAGTTTGAACGTCAAGACTAGCGATATGTTGCAATTGTTCATCATGCCTACGGCGTCGAAGCCTAGTGAGGCTATACGCAACGGCGATGATGCATCAGTTTGCGGCGATTGTGCCCACCGCCCGATACTTGTAGCGGCGGCGAAAGCGGCCGCCAAAACTCAAGCGGAAAAGGACGCCGTTGTTGCCAAGTGCTACGTCGAAGTTGGGAAGTCTGTTAACGCCGTATATGGCGCAACGTATCCAGAAAGCGGCGAAGCGAAGCGCAAACCACCGGTACGCTTTGGAGCATGGGGCGAACCTACGGCGATACCGTTTGACATTATCGCAGGGTATACCTCAGACGGGCACACAGGATACACGCATCGTTGGCGTGAATGTGACCAACGATTCCGCCAATACCTTATGGCGTCCGTAGACAGTGCCGAAGAATACGCCGAAGCTTCCGCGCTAGGGTGGCGTTGTTTTAGAGTCCGCAAGGCACACGAGCCGATACTACCTAACGAGATAATGTGCCCGGCGTCGAAGGAAGGCGGATTCAAGACTACTTGCAACGTATGCCTTCTCTGCGCCGGTACTTCGAAGGCGGCGAAAGATATAGTCATAATCGAGCATGGTATAGGAATCAAATAAAACGGAGGGATTGAATAATGAGTCACTCGCAAGAGGATAAGGGTAAGCCTTGGAGCCAGATAATCAAGGACCGTGAGTTAAGGGAATGCCGAAAATGCACTAGTGTTATCTCAAGTTCACCCGAATATGGACGCAAGCCTAACAGGATAGACGACTCAATCTGCGAGTGCTGTGAGGCATAAAGAGTAATTTGTTAGTAGACCTTAGTAACCTGTCCAACGGTGGACAACAGGCGGGAAACCTATCCTCAGTCAGCAAGTCACTGACCATTCGCCCTAACAGGCTAGGCCAAAACAATAACTGACGAGCCAAAGGAAAACGCAGCAAGGGGACCACTCCTTGACCCGCCACTCACATTAAAAGGATGGTGACAACGATGGCTAACCCAATCCAGGTTATCTGCCCACATTGCCAAACCGCAACCACCGCACGTAACAAACGTTGGACCCAGATTCTATGTCGTCAATGTGGATGGGCATTCGTAAATCCTAATTAACCTTGCCCGGTTCCTTCCCTGCCGCTAGTGTCGATGGCGGCAGCCAGGAGCTTAGCAAACGATAAAGGGTACATCAAACAACGTTAAGGGGGAGAAACAATGACTGATCTACTAGGCAAAAGCTACAAGATAGACAAGTCGAACGATTCGACGGCCGAATTCTATTCCACGGTTCAATATATGTCGCCTGCCGATGAATCTATAC